TACGTTTTACTTTCTTCTTGTATTCCGAAATGATCCCTTTGAAATACAACTCGTCATACCCTCTAGTTCCTAGGAATTCTTCATCCAAAGGGAAATGAAAGTACTTATCGCCAGGTTCATCGATGGCCAATCGGTTCATTACCTGTTGTTTCCCATCGTCTACACCTAGCATGACAAGTGGAATCTTGCTTCCAGATGCTTTACCAATCTTATAATTTAACGGTATGCCAGGTGTTCCGGCCGTACCTTTGATGGCAAATCGTTGCTTGCTGAAGTTCTTTTCACAGTATTCATATACTTTTGACGTGTAGTGACCGCCGGAGTCAATGAAAGCACGTGCTACTTTAAGCCCTGTTCCGTTCTTAAATCGGTACACCTTATCAAGTACCGCATCAAGTGCATCCCATGTCGCTTTATTATCAGGTTCTCCTAAGATAACACCCTTACAGATCCCCCAACATTCTTCACCGTACCCCCAACCGGTGATTTCATACTCTAACCGGTTGTCTTGTGTATCGACGGCACCAGTTAGCAGTAACACACCGTCCGGAAGGTCTGCGCCGTACTTCTCACGGCGCCTAATGAATTGTTGATAGTCTTCGAATGCACCTTGTTGCGCATATGATTCACCAAAACGAGTATTCATAACTACTTTTTCACGTGTAGGGTCACCTTTTGCCTCTAGCCATTCCCTCATTATGTCATTCCATGTGAGCCACGGAGACGTGAATCCATTCACAAAAAAACTGCGTATGCCATTATGCAACGCAGCTGGGTTTTTCGATATGTACTTTTGAGGGACTTTCCGCATTTCGTCTTCAGAGAATGTAGATCCGCAATCTGGACACCGCCATTTCACATCACTAACTACTACAATCTTCCGGCCTTTAGTGTCCTTATGTTCCTCTGTCTCACATTCCATCTCAGTATGTCGTATCAAATGATACTCACCACAATTAGGACACTCATGTTGCCACTCTTCTTGCGTACCTGTTTGATACTCTACATCGATTCGTGAGCTACCTTCATTAGTTGGTGTAGAAAATAACCCCATGACCCTGTTCCAGAACGTTGTCATACGTTTTGCAGCAAGGTCTACTGGATCACCTTCTGTGCCCGCACTATCTGGGAAGCGGTCTACTTCGTCCGCAAGTAGCACACGCACAGGACGTGATGCCAATCCTGCCGGACTGTTCGCCCCGCACATGATAAGACGGCCACCAGGGAATAACTTAGATAAGATTGTGTTCTTACCATCTCGTGTCTTGGCGCCGTCTTCTGATTTCGTTTCATAAAATACTTGTGAAAGTACTTTTGTATCACGGATCATCGGAGAGATACGAGACTTTGAATAATCTTGAGCTAATTCGATAGTCGGTTGAATCATCATGACTGCACATGGGTCAAGATGAGCGTATCGCCCTAGCACATTATTCATTATGTCCGACTTCCCGACCTGTGACGCTGACTTAACCACTACCCGATTGATACCAGGTTGCGTGAAAGCATCCATAATATCCTTTTGATATGGGGCTCTACTCGTTTTCCATCTCCCTGGTTCAGCTGAAAGGCCTTGTGATAGCATGCGGTAATCGTCAGCCCATTGGCTAACACTGGTTTTTGGTAGTGGTTTTAGCCCCATTTTAGAGACATATTGCCACAATTCTTTTGCAGTTTTCATGCTATCACCTCCTTTTTTAAACTAAAAAAGCGCACCCATTTGTACGCTTAACCTTGTACCATTTATAGATGTAAACATCATAGCTATTAATGCCTGAGTTTCGACATCCGTATGGCACACTACCTCCATATGTTTTATGTCATGTGCTGATATATTTAGTCCTTGTCTATATTTATATAAGAATTCAGGCATTGCCTTTTCTATCATCAAATATAAATAAAAGGGAATTACATTTCTCGGTTGAATCACCACATATTTTGCATCAACTTGTTGTGATGTATCTAAATATAATAACTCCCCTTTACTTGCAGATACTTGCAAGCAAATACAACCCTCCGGATACATTTGATTCTTCTTAGGACGCCCCAGTATATCAGCAACTTCCGTAATTTTAAATTTCTTGTAATTTTTTAACATTACACAAACATCTTTTGAAGTAAATACTTCTTAACATCTTCTATTTTTTTATCACAGCTTCTTGCTCCTCAATTGTACAAGCACTATCAGAAGATACCAAGAATTTTGTAAATTCTTTTACAAATTCATCATGCTCCTTCTGCGCGTCTGGATCCGTACAAACTAATAGCTTTAACATCTCCGCAATTTCTAAACCCAACGTCCGACTTTCTCGATTAATTTCGTTCAGTTCTTTAGCAAGCTGTACTGCATCTGGTATTTCTTCAGGCTCAAAGCTATCAATATATCTAGGTATATTCAAGTTATAATCGTTTTCTTCTATTTCAGAAATGCTAACTTTTCTTGAATACTTTTCAATATCAGAACGATTGTTATAAGTATCAATAACTTTTAACACATGTTCTGATGTCATTATATTTTTGCTTTTATCCTTAACGAAACCTTTTTGAGCATCGATAAATAATATATCTTTATTTACTCTATTTTTCTTAAATACAAGTATACATACAGGTATCCCTGTATTGGTAAATAAATTAGATGGTAATCCTATTACCGCATCAAGCAAATTGTTTTTAATCAAATTTTGACGAATATCACCTTCAGCTTGTCCGCGGAATAAGACACCATGCGGTAAAATATACACTGCTGTCCCGTTATTTTTAAGAGAATAAATACCATCTAAAATAAAAGCATAATCTGCTTTACTTTTTGGTGCTAATTTATACCCATCAAAACGTTCATCATTAACAGGCACCCACGATAGACTATATGGAGGATTACTAATAATCGTATCAGCCTTATATGTACCTTCATCTATACATACTTCTCTGATAATCTGTGGCGCTTGATTACTAATCTCCACCTTATATTTCGCTATATTTTCTTGAGTTAGTACATTTCGTTCTATTACAACAGCAGGTACTCCGTTCATTACCAAATTAAAAAGTAAAAAACATATCGCATTTTTAGAATATTCCTCAAGCTGTAATACTACATCTGGATTATTCTTATACTTAGCTAGCGAAAGACCGCCTATGCCAGCACATACATCTCTTACACAACCATTAGTGGATATACCTGCTACGATATCCATAACACTTTGAGGCGTATAGTCTTGCATATAGTTTTTTCTATCTGCTGCTTTTTCTTCAAATTCCTGTAATAATCCAGAATACGAATAACAACCACTCATATTCGCAATTAATCTTTCTAGTTTATTATGATCAAGCAACACATCCATTAATACACCTGGTATTTCATGAAGCTCACGAACAGATAAGGCTTTCATCATGCAATCTAATATTGTCATTTTCGCACTTCCTCCTCATCTGCATCATCGCTATCCATGAATAATGACGGCGTATATTCACTTAATTCTGATAATTTGTCCTCGATTTCTTGAGTTAACAGGTTATATGCTTCCTCTTTTGTTACATTCTGTAATTGTGGAGCCAGTTTTGTTGGCAATCCTAATAATTGTGTACGCAAATTCACAAGCATTTCTGTCATAACCTGTTCTACAGTATCTGCTGAGTACACTTCGCCGTTCATTTTGGCTAGCTTCAACTCAGCAATCTTGCGTTTCGCACGTTCATTCTTGGCCTTTTCAACCTCGAATATCGCATCATCGGAACTGCTTTCCTCTTCAGCAGAAGATTGGCCCTTATATTTGACATAATTGATAACGGATTTGATAACCAGAATTTGGTTCTTTTCATCCGTTGCTAAAACCCCTTCTTGGAGCAGTTGCGAAACACGTTGACGCGAGAGCCCAAGTGCTTTTGCCAAGTTCGACTGAGAGGCTGTTGCTGTTTTCAAATCATCTGTAATTTTCACTTATCAATCAGCCTCCTTTCATTACCTGTATCACTAGCAAGGCCATAAAAAAATTAAAATCTAGGCAAATTTTGGGGTCTCGGCCACCGCACGCTTTTAACTTTGGCCAGAAGGACCCATAAAAATTTTTATTCAAAAACTCGACAAATCGTGTAATAATTTAAAATTTGTTTTTATTGCGGCCACTATCTCCCCTCATGGCTACTTAAACACTCCTTTATTCTGTTTAAACTTACCACGGTCTTTATGAACCTTAGCCGTCTTAGTTTTAATTAAAGAATGTGAGGGTGCATACGATTTACACATATGATCAATATGAATGCCGTTCGCTTTACACCAACCCTTAACATTGTTTAAGCATCTTCTCTTTTCACAATACACATCAGTCAATCGTATTCACCTCGCCTCCTTAAGTTTGTATACAAAAAGACCACCTAACCGTATAGATTAAGTGGTCTTTTGCTTTAGTGTTCTAGGTTTCACTGTGTCGTTGAGAGATAGAGTATTTGTTTTCCCATTTACTCACACTATCATTATAAATTGTCAAGAAGGACACGTCTAGGACAGTTTTGGGACAATTTTATTAAGCTATTTTTGTATTCAACCCAATAACCCCCCAAAGCAATACGGATAGTTCTTCAATTCCTCTAGCGATGTAGCGTTTGATGGTACGAACATCTGGCTTTTCAGGAAAGGATTCAGCTATCTGCTCTAGCGTTTCCCCATTAATATAATACCTGCGCATGCACTCGCAATACTTAAATTGCTTTGTGTTGCACTTTTCCGCATAGATGTCTAACATATTGTTTACATGACGCATCATCAATGCGGTTTTTTCTTTGCTCTTAACAATAGCATTTACCCTTACTATGCTGTTGTCGTCAAACATATCAACTAACAGTTCATTGAGCCATATATCCTCGGCTTGTGTCGAATCCGCGATAGCATTGTCTACGTATGACTGTAACTGACTATAATGCTTAAGCAGCTTGATCGTGTTGTGTCGAAGTTTACGACCTAGCTGTGCATTTTCTTGTTTGGCTAATTCATAGTAAGTTTTGGTGGCCACTTCGGCGGCCAACCTAGTGATTTTTTCAATTTCGCATTCATTCAAATGCATCTCCCCCTTTACGCTTTATTTTAGTCCGTATTGTGTTTTATTCCAACTTCATGAAGATTTACTCATTAACGCATTAAAACGTTCTTATATATATGAAATTTTGATTTTTATGGCTATTAGCGACTATAGGAATATACTCATATGTTCTGTGATATGTACAATCACAAAATCATCATCGTCATTTACAACCTCATCAGCCATAGTCCCGATGAATTTCCTATTATCGTTTTCTAGCACTCCTGCAGCTTGTAGTCCATCAAGAATAAATTTCTTAGCAAAAGCTACATTATCAGGATCATGCCTGGTTGATGAGTGCCATTCAAATAATAGGTCTACTTTACCCTTAACCGATTCTATCTGTTGTGATAGACATTGTTCTTTGACTTGCTCGGTGCATTTCTTTTTCATAGCGGCGGCTGCTATAGTCGAACCACGCTCACAGTCAATATACTCATTTAACGTTGGAAACCGGTTATGGGCTTTCTTTCTAAACCTAAACTGACATCGTAAGAGAATTTTCATCGGTGCGACTCTCCATTGAATATAGCCACCGCATATTCACCACGTAGGCGGTCATATACTCTTTGGCTATAGTTCTTTTCAGTCCATGCATCGCTATAATTCGTCGTAAGAATAATGGGTTTCATCCGGTTGTAACGATCAATAATAATGCTTTCGACTTTAGACGGTACCCAATCAGATTTTGAGTACTCTGCCCCAAAATCATCGAGCAATAAAAGCGGTATGTTCCGCAGCTTTTGCTCAAATCTTAGATAAGCTACATTATCTCCTTTAGATAACGTAAGCATGGTATCTAATAAATTAGGCATAGAAATCATGAGGCACCCTTTGCCTAATGCCATAGCCTGTTTTAAGATACTCACCGCAATTGATGTCTTACCGGTACCAGCTGGGCCCCTTAATATGAGGCCCTTGCCGGAATCAAGATTAGCTTTCAGATTATTAGAATACTTTTTAACCACATCGTAAGCTTCATCGTTCTCCTTTGGAAAGCTACCATGTTTGCGTAACCAGTCAAAATCCATATCGTAATACCTCTTAGGAATTCCAACTGCAGCATAGGTAGTGTTAACGTTAGTTTGAATGACTACTGGTTCATCGTAGACCGGGTAAAAAAACTCATTTTTTGCCGTGGACTCTTTGATATTCCTTTTCCCAATCGACATCTTCGTCCTTTCTCGAATTTTTTC